GGTGCTTTTGCTCCAGTTAATCAAATATTAGGTTTATTAAATTTTTAGGAGTTATAATGGCTAGAAGTAAAGAAAATGTAAGAGAGAATAAAGCAATGCAATCTATCTTACGAGGTGAAAATCCTGAAAAAAGAATTATGGTTGGATACGATACCAATAAGAAACCAACTGGTGACCAAATTGATAGACTATCTGATATTATGAAAGAAGCTAGAATGCCTTGGTTTTGCCCATCTTGTAAAAAAGTGATGAAAAAAAGATTAGACAATAAAACTTGGGCTGTACATAATCATTGTTTTAATTGTCAAGTAGAATTTGAGAATAGATTAAGAATTGATGGTAAGTATGATGAATGGAAAGATAATAAAATAAAAGAAAATAAATTATCTTGGATAAAAGAACAAAAACAAAAATTAGTAGAATTTGCAGAACAAAAAACACCAGAGTATCTTTTACAAAGCAGACCCGATGGTTATTCAGTAGATAAAGAAAAGTGGTCTTTAAATAGTAAAGAATTAAAAGAAAAAGCAAAAGAGGCTTTAGAATACTTAGATAAATTAGAAGAATCTTTAAGTTGATATATTTATTTAATGGTAAGAGACAGCAAAATATACATAATTTCTGGTAGAAATATAAGAAAAATTATTTCTTTATTAAATGAACTACGTATTGTAGCCATTGAATATTCTCATTTAAAAGATGAAGATTCTACAGAGGTTGAAGAAATATATGAAGATTTAATATCAAATATTCTTAAATCTGATTCTTTTGAAGATATTGAATTTGAAGATTTAATAGGTGAATACACCTTTGATAAAATGTTAAAAAATGTTGGATTAACAACAAACAGGAGAAAATAGATGGCAACTATAAAAGCTGGTTCTGTAGGTAGAACCGATATATCTAGTCGCAGTGGTTCTATAGATCGTAGAGACAACGCTGAATTTAAAAGTGTTGTTATTGTTAGTGGAAGTGCAGGTGGCGCTCAAATAGATTATTACGCTACAGGTTCACAAGCTGGCTCTAAAGGATTTATAGTAGAGGTGGCTGGAAATACAGTAATAACACCAATTAAAGGTGGAAGTATTACTGCAGGAAATATTACTGCAAAAGAACTTTATCCAATTGGAGTTCAAAGAGTTAGTGGGAGTGGAAGAGTAGCAGTAGTATATTAGTATGGAACGTAATACACAAGGACAACTTAAAGACGTAATTAAACAAGAGTATGTAAAGTGTGCTGCTGACCCAGTATACTTTTTAAAAAAATATTGTTTGATACAACATCCGATAGAGGGAAAAATACCATTTCATCTTTATCCTTTTCAAGAAAAAACAGTTGAGGATTTTGTACAGAGCAGATTTAATATTATTTTAAAGGCACGTCAATTAGGTATATCTACATTAACCGCTGGATATTCTTTATGGATGATGACGTTTCATCAAGATAAAAATATATTAGTAATTGCTACAAAACAAGAAGTAGCAAAAAACTTGGTAACGAAAGTTCGTGTTATGCACGCAAATCTTCCAAGTTGGTTAAAACAAAAATGTGTTGAAGATAACAAATTAAGTTTGAGATATAAAAATGGTTCTCAAATAAAAGCTGTATCGAGTGGTGAGGACGCAGGTCGTTCAGAAGCTCTGTCTTTATTGATACTTGATGAGGCAGCGTTTATTGATAAGATTGATGGTATATGGGCTGCAGCATCACAGACGTTATCAACTGGTGGACAATGTATTGCACTTTCTACACCGAATGGTGTAGGTAATTGGTTTCACAAAACTTGGATGGATGCTGAAGACCATTTAAATGATTTTAATTTTATTAAACTTCATTGGACTGTACATCCAGATAGAGAACAAGATTGGAGAGATGAACAAGATGCTTTATTAGGGCCTTCGTTAGCTGCTCAAGAATGTGATTGTGACTTTATAACCTCTGGTCAATCAGTAGTTGATGGTATTATTTTAGAAGAATATAGAACTACACAAGTTAAAGAACCAATGGAAAAACGTGGTATTGATTCAAATGTTTGGATATGGGAGCCACCAAACTACACAAAAGATTATGTGGTATGTGCTGACGTGAGTAGAGGTGATTCAACAGACTATTCTGCATTTCATATTTTAGATGTAGAAAGTTTAGAGCAAGTAGCAGAATATAAAGGTAGAATGTCTACGAGAGATTATGGTAATCTGTTAGTTAATATGGCTACTGAATATAATAATGCATTACTTGTTATTGAGAATAATAACATTGGTTGGGCTACAATCCAACAAGTGATTGATAGGGAATATGAAAACCTATTTTATATGAGTAAAGATTTACAAGTGGTAGATGTTCATAGACAGATTAATAATAAAATTAATAGAGCTGAAAAACAACTTGTACCAGGATTTACAATAACTTCTAAGACAAGACCATTAGTTGTGTCTAAATTAGAAGAATTTTTTAGAGAAAAATTAGTAACAGTTCATTCACAGAGATTAATAGATGAATTGTTTGTATTTATATATAATGGTAGTAGGGCAGAAGCAATGAGTGGATATAATGATGACTTGGTAATGTCTTACGCTATGGGATTATGGATACGAGAAACAGCTCTGAGATTAAGAGCTGAAGGTGTAGAATTACAAAAAAAAGCAATGAGTAGTATAACATCTAATCAAGGTGTATATACTCCAAAAAATAACCAAAATGATTCTTGGACTATGGAAATAGGTAAAAAACAAGAGGATTTAACTTGGTTAATTAAGTGAGGTAAAAAATGGCTGACACAAGTCTATTTGGTAGATTACAAAGATTATTTTCTACCAACGTAATAGTAAGAAATGTAGGTGGTAAACGATTAAAAGTTGCCGATACAAGTCGTACACAATCAATATCAAAAAATAATCTAGTTGATAGATATCAAAAAATATTTACTGGTGCAGGATTAAGTGGATACTCAGATTCACTATTAACAAAATCAGTAAGATTAAATTTATTTAAAGATTATGAAGCTATGGATAGCGACGCTATAATTTCTTCTGCACTTGACATATATTCAGATGAGTCTACTATGAAATCAGAATATGGTGAAGTATTACAAATTAAATCTGATAACGATCAAATAAAACAAATACTACATAACTTATTTTATGATATATTAAATATTGAATTTAATTTATGGCCTTGGATTCGTAATATGTGTAAGTATGGTGATTTCTTTTTGAAATTAGATATAAATGAAAAATATGGTATTACAAATGTTGTACCTATGTCTGTATATGACGTTTCAAGATTAGAAGGTTTAGACCCTGAAAATCCAGAGTATGTAAAATTTTTAATTGAATCAACAACAAGTGAACATAGATATAAATCAGAACGTTCTTCAACAAGAGAAGAGTTAGAAAACTATGAAGTTGCTCACTTTAGATTATTATCTGATTCTAATTATTTACCATATGGTAAATCACAAGTTGAAGGTGCACGTAAGATTTATAAACAATTAACTCTTATGGAAGACGCTATGTTAATTCATAGAATTATGAGGGCGCCAGAAAAAAGAGTATTTAAATTAGACATCGGTAACATTCCACCAAATGAAGTTGACAATTATATGCAACAAGTTATTAATAAAATGAAAAAAGCACCAGTTGTAGATGAAACTACAGGTGATTATAACTTAAAATATAATATGCAAAACATAACTGAAGATTTCTTCTTACCAGTTCGTGGTGGAGATAGTGGAACTAATATTGACTCTCTTCCAGGTTTGACTTATGAAGCAACTGAAGATATTGAGTATTTAAAAAATAAACTATTATCAGCTTTAAGAATACCTAAAGCTTTCTTAGGTTTTGAAGAACAAATTGGTTCAAAGGCGACATTGGCAGCAGAGGATGTAAGGTTTGCAAGAACTATCGAAAGAATACAAAGAATCACAATATCAGAGTTAACTAAAATTGCTATTGTTCATTTATATGCTCAAGGATATCAAGATTCAGATTTAGTTGATTTTGAATTAGGTTTAACAAATCCATCTACAATTTATGAACAAGAGAAGATTGAATTGTGGAATAATAAAACACAATTAGCATCTTCAATGTTACAAGATGGATTAGTATCTTCAGAGTGGATTTATAAAAATATATTTGGATTCACACAAGAACAAATTAAAAATGAAGATGATGGTATTGTTTTTGATTATAAAAATAAATTCAGACGACAACAGATAGAAAATGAGGGTAATGACCCAGCTAAAAGTGGAGAATCTCAAGGAACACCATCAGATATGGCTATGGGTAGGTCAGGTCACGAGTTGGATGACAAAGGTGGAGCACCAGAAGGTGGATTTGAAGGAGCTGGTAGACCAAAAGAAGCTAATAAGTATGGTAAAGATAGTGGTGCAAGAGGTAGAGACCCACTTGGAGCTCACGATAAGAAAAAAGGTGGTAGTGGAGCTCCTAAATATGGTAAACCATTAGCTCTATCACACTATGATAAATTAAAAAAATCAATGAAATTTGGTAATACTGACGCAAAAATTATCAATGAAGCATCTGAAGTTGAAGAAGTATACAAGAATGAGGTAACTTCTTTAACCAAAGATAAATCAAATGACTAATTATTGTTTAACTTTATATTTATTTATGAGTAAATATAATTAAATATTGGAGTATTTTGTAATGGCTCGGAAATTAAAGCATTCTAAAATAAAGAATACAAGTATTCTTTTTGAATTATTAACAAGGCAGATAACAGCAGATGTATTAGCCGGAAAAAGTACTAAATCAGTTAAAATTGTAAAAAAATATTTTAACGAAGATACAGAATTGGGTAAAGAACTACAATTATATCGTCTACTTTCAGAAAAACACTATGAATCTGAAAATCGTGCAAATGATTTAGTAAATATTGTATTAAAATCAAGAAAAAAATTAAGTAATTCTAAATTACGTAATGAAAAATACAACTTAATTAAAGAAATTAAAGAAAATTATAATTCTGATGACTTTTTTAATGGTCGTATTTCTAATTATAAACTTTTAGCCTCTATCTATAATACATTTCAAGCAGAAACTGTAGATGAAACGTTTAATCCAGAACAAACTGTTAATGCTAAGTTTACTATTTTAGAACATATTACAAGTAAAAAAATTAGTTCTAAAGAAGCTAAAGCTCACGTATTAAAGGAGTATAATAAAAAAGATAAAGATTTGAGATTGCTTGCATATCAAATACTCGTTGATAAGTTTAATAAAAAATATAAAACACTTAATGAATCACAAAGAAACTTACTTAAACATTATATTAATAATGTTAGTAACACAAATTCTCTAAGAGAGTTTGTTGATGTTGAATCATCTAAGATTAAAAAAGAATTAAAAAAACATTTACCAAAGGTTAATGATACTATTACTAAAATAAAATTAACAGAATCTAACACTAATGAGATATTATGAATTAGTTAAGGAGATAAAAAATGTCCACAACTCTTAAAAAATTAGAAGCTTTAGTAAGAGAATTAATTAAAAAAGAATTAGAAGAAGTATCTGTAACAGGTAATCTTGATGGTGGAGCTGGGCCTCCAAAAACACCATATGCTTTTAGTGGTAAACGTAAAAAGGATAAAGACAAAGAAAAGAAAATAGCCAAACAGAGTGGTTATAGTATGTCTGAAGCTAAATTTCACGTAAAAGTAGGAGATTTAGGTAGTGTTTTAGTTGATGCTACTGGTAAAGGTGAAGCTAAAATGATAGTCGCTAAAAAACTAAAGGGTGGTGTTAAAGCTATTACAAGTGTAACCAGAGTTCAAGCTGGTAAAGCAAAACAGATTGATAAGAAACTTGAGAATGTAAATGAAGG